CTTGAGTAAATGAATACTACTCCGGTTGCGGCAGGAATTATTTCTACAAAAGATCTAAAATTTAACGGCGGCATTAAACGTAATAACGTAAATATGACAAAACAGAACCAAAAGAAAGGCGGAAAGAACGCGAAGGTGGCCCCTTCAACTTCAGGAAACCAGACCAATGGCTCAGCTGCACAAGCAGCGGCAACTCCGGTTGTCTCAGTGGTTCCAGTCACCACAGCAACAGCAGCGCCGACACCGGCTCAAATTGCTGCAATTGTTGCAACAGCAGTTCCAGTAACTGCAGCAGTCCCAGTGACTGCAACAGCACCTGTAGTGCAAACTACAGTTGCCCCAGCACCAGTAGTGCAAACTACAGTTGCTCCAACAGCACCAGTAGTGCAAACTACGGCTGCTGCAAACACCGCACCTGTAGCGGTGGCCGCACCATTAGCGGCAGTCGCCACAGCGACAGCCACACCAGTGGCACCAGCGGTTCAAACCGCAGCTGCACAAGCAGCACCAGCTGTCTCGCAAGCAGCTGGAACCGGAGGAAAACCGGTTGCAGCAACAGCCAAAGTGGCTGTACCCACACCTGCTGCCCCAAGCTCTGTCGGGAGCACTTGGGCACCAGTTGCTGGGCCATTGGCGCCCGACGAGATGTACACCGTAAATTTGTGCAATCGTTGGTGGTGGGTGTGCGTACTAGCGTGTATGACATTCACCATGCTCATTTCGTATGCAGGAATCGTTCTATATAATGTTAGACCAACGTTTGAGGAGCGTTACGAATTGCGTTATGGGTGGCAGTGTGTTGATTGGTTGAGTAACAAATTCGCTGATTCTAGGTGGGTTTGGAACTTGTCTGAGTACCTTGTCGACTCATGGCCGGTTTTAGCACCGGCGATGGTTGTCGAGAAGGCAAGATGGCGAGTTTTTCTCACGGCGGCAACGCGTGCTCTACCGTTGATTCCAATTGGAATCTCGGCAGTTTTCTCGCTTGTTGCTGGAGTTTACTCCGGGTTACGTCACAAGCGCTATTTGAATCAAGTTAGTGAATACAAACTTGACAAACTAGTGCAACTAGCCCGCGGTCTCGGAATAGATAGTCGTGCAACTACCGTTTCCCAACCAAAATCAACACCAACTCCTATTGCCTTCTCAGTCATCTCAGAATTGAGGGATGAAGTCGAGTATCTTACACTCGGAAAGGCAAGAACCAAGCAAGGGCTTGACTCGCTAAACCAGTACTTCGATCGGAAGTGGCGAGAACAGGAGATGCCAATAGGTGAGATGCTGACCCTAAGACGGATGGTAGTTGCATGCTACCAGTCAATTTCCCCATGTGAAGCGCAGTTGGACAATTACATTTTGAGCAAGGAGACTCGGAATGCAGTGGCCAATCATAATCGCGCTATCGGTGCTCAAAGCACCGGCTAGGGATACCGCAGGTCAGCTCATTGCTGCAGAACAAACGGACTTGAGGAGAAGTCTCTTGACCCGGAATGTGGGTTAAGTGTTGGTGACGCTAGGTCTTATTGTGACAAACAGTCTGAGTTTGGTGAGTTAGCTTCAGTGCCTCACGCAGATCAGTACTATGTCCATAATGACTGTCAGTGTAATCAACTCTTGGCTTGCACTAACCGTGTAGTTTGTAATTGGATTAAACCAGAGGACCAAGCAATCAAGAGGCTCAAGGGGCTGGCCATGAAGCTTGCCGATCATTTCGGTAGGCGACAGCCCCTGAGCTTTGCAGATTGGACATCTAATTTCGCTGGCAGGAAAATGCAGCGTTATAAAGATGCACAGGCAACCTTGGAAACAATCCCGTTGTGTCGCAAAGACAGTTACATCCAAGCATTTGTCAAGTTGGAGCGACTCGTTGATCCTGGAAAGGATCCGAGGATGATTCAGGCCCGTGGGGCGAGATATAATATAGAGCTCGGTAATTACTTAAAAGCAATCGAGCACGATCTATATGAATTGCGGGGCGTTGGTCGCCTGGCGAGTATCCTCCCACCCGGTCGAGTTGTTGTCAAAGGTCTCAATCAAGAGGCCCGCGCCGCTCTCATTCAAAGCAAATGGTCACGGTTCAAACGGCCAGTACAGTTGGCACTCGACTGCTCGAGGTTCGATGGACATTGTTCGCGCAAATTATTGGAGGTAGAACACCTAGTATACAACAGAGTGTTTCAATCACCATATTTGCAGAAGATATTGTCTTGGCAACTAAGAAATAAGTGCTTTACTAAATCTGGGGTCAAATACGAGACAGAGGGTCGCCGTATGAGTGGCGACATGAACACAGCATTGGGAAATTGCGTCCTAATGATCCTCATGGTTGCAGATGCAATGAAGCTCATTGGAGCGAAACCAAGTCAATGGGATATAGCTGATGATGGCGATGATTGTTGCCTCCTAGTGGAGGAAGACATAGCTGAAGTAGTACAATTCAGTCTGCCGAGACTGTTTAAAACCTACGGTCATGAGCTCAAAATTGAGAGTGTTGCCAGAAGTCTACAAGAGGTTGAACTTTGTGGTTGTAAGCCAATTACCATTGGTGGAAAACCCAAAATGATACTTAAGCCAGGTAGAACTATGGGCAAAGCACTAACTCACCCAAAGGTATGGTCACCTTCTTTTCGAGCCGCATATGTAGCTACCGTTGGACAATGTCACATGGCATTAAACAGCGGAGTCCCTATACTGCAGGAGTTTGCGCTTTTACTCAGGAGAGCGCATCCTACGTTACTGAGTGAACTTCCCCGTTCTTACCTTTACCGGTTGGGGCAGGAAGCCGACCCATGGATTGCTGAGCCATCTGTTATTACAGATCGAGCACGCGAAGATTTTAGTATTGCCTTCGGTATAACACCAGAAGAGCAAATAGAGGCAGAGCGTTTCATGTCAGAAATGACAGGAGATCAATTGCTTCGGCTTGCACCGCACCGGGAGGTGCCTGCCGATAAACGAGACAACAAACATCACTCTCTCTTTTATCTTGACTAACTATCTTAGCGGAGAATCTGTATAGCGACACTCATAGTTAATCCAAAATGCCTAACAACAAGAACAACAAGTCTAAGCAGACAACGAAGTCCACCAAGAGTGGCAAGCAGAAGTCAGGTGCTCAAGGAAGCACGAACGGCGCCCAGCGCCAAGTTGCAGTTGCCTATGGAGGCAGCATAAGACAACGGGCTCCAACAATGAGGAGCCAGAACGGTAGCATGGTTGTAGTACACCGGGAGTATGTCGCAGACATTACTTCCGCTGCCACAACAGCCTTCAATGCCATACAACTCCCTATCAATCCAGGGATGAGTACATTTCCATGGCTCAGTACCATAGCTAAGAACTTTGAGAAGTATAGGATCAAGAAATTGACCTATCACTTCGAGTCACTTGTTGGCTCCATTACACCAGGTTCAGTTATGTTAGCCATAGATATGGATGCTGCCGACGCACTCCCGAGTTCTAAAGCACAGATGTTGCAGTCCCAGAATGCAGCAAGATGTAATGTGTGGGCGACTTGTCAAACAAGGTTGCCCGAGGCAGCAAAGCAACTGTATAATCGCAGTTCTGCTTTAGCTTCCAGCCAGGACATCAAAACCTACGACGTAGGTAATCTCACTGTTGCTACTCAAGGAGTGACCCCCGCATCAACCGTAGTCGGTGAATTGTGGGTGGACTATGAGATTGAGCTGGCCATACCGCAAGCTTCATCTTAGCCCTAACAGGACCGAACTAGCCATTTTGTCCATTCTGCAGTTACCTAGAGTAACACAACCACCAGATTTATCTGATGTGGGAGGAAGCGCGTGCTTTAAAATCCTTCCAATTGCCGGAACAGCTTGCCTTAACCAGCTGTCTGAAACTGGCATTACGACTTAAATCCTGTCGTTCTTATCAAGGTTCGTATTAACACTAATACCTCACATCTCGGCGGATACCGGTGTGCCAACGGGTGACCAGAACATATGGGTCTGGTGTGACCGTTGTAAGGGAGTGAAATGTTGATATAAGAGGATCTTCGGATCTTAAGAGCTGACCTCGCGACAACTCTACTACACCC